CCCGAGCCGTTCGAGCGCCGCGACGGCAGGACCGGTCCCGGCGGCCGCCTGGCTGAGGCGGCGGGTGAGGTCCTTGGTCGCCTGCTCAATGCCGGACATCGAGACGCCGGCCAGTTCGCCGGCGCGTTCGAGAACCTGAATGCTCTCGACGGTGGTCCCGAGCGACTGGGCGAGCTTGGCCTGTGCGTCGACGACCTGAAGGCCGGAACGGATCATGGCCGCCGCGCCTGCGGCGAAGGCGGTCGCTGCGGCGGCAGCCGCGATCTGCACGCGCCGATACNAANGCCGCGACACGGCTGTTCGCGGCGTCCATCTCCCGCGATAGCCGACGGAAGCCTTGCTCCCCNGCGTCGCCGATGCCNTGCANCTCGGCNCGGACCTCNCGCCCTCCGACNACGGCAAGGCGAACGGAGACGCGTTTCTCAGCCATCTTGATCAGTCCTGATTTGCGCGTTCAGTCCGCGCACCATCATGCCCTCCACCTCGGGCAGCAGTTCCGCGCAGACNAGCGTGTCCACTCCAAGCGCGTGCGCNCAGGCGAGAGCNGNCGTCATGTCGAGGCCGAGGANCGCACCGGGGACGGCGCGCAGCTGCCCCGTGAGCNNTTTNGCNAGATCCCAGACCTGCCAGCCTTCGANCGTCTGCGGACGGTTCAGGACGGCGGGACATTCNCCGCAAATGCCGCGGCAGGATCGGCAATACTGGTCGCCCCCGCTGAAGTGCCATTCGGCGAGGGCGCGGAGCCGTTTTTTTCCGCTTCCAGCAACAGGCCCTTGGACACGTAGCGGAGCTGGAAGGCCTCGAAGATCGGCAGGATGTCCAGCAGCGCGTCGATGCCTTCCGGTGTGATGGGCACCGGATTGCCTTCGGCGTCGCCCACCCCTTCCCACTCCAGCACGACCAGCCGTGCCAGGGCCTTGGCCATGGTGACCGCGATGGTCTCGTTCGACGCGCCTTCGGGCAAGGCAGCCACCGCCGGATCACTGCGGGCGGCGGCCATGAGCGAGGTCGTCAGGGGAGCGACGCGCACGCGCACGTCATGTCCGAGGTCGAGCCAGCTCGGCTCGCGCGACAGGTTCAGGCGGATCATGGGAATGGCCTCAGGTGTAGCTTGTGACATCGTTCAGGAGGTGGGCGCGCAGCATTGTGCCTTCGCTGTCATCGTAGGCGGCGCGCCAGTCGAAGCTCGCCTCGACCCCGCCGGGGCCGGAGACGGCGTATTTGGGTTTTGGCAGGAAGACGCGCGGCAGCTCGAACCGCAGCGCGTAGCCCTCGGGGAAGGTGAAGCCGTAATCCAGTGCGACGGGATCGCCATTGGCGGCCTCGGCGACCAGCGTCGCGCCGTCGAAGCGCACCGACATCGAGCCTTCGGCGGAAGCGAACGTTGGATCGGCCGCCTCGATCTTGCCGTCCTCGCGGATCACCCGCACCCGTTCGAGATTGTTGGAGAAGGTGAGACTGCCCCCGGTGACGCCCGCGAGCGGCTGGCCGTCGCGGCGGATGAAGCCGCGCCCCTGGCTGAAGCGACGCAGCGAGAAGGCGTCCGGGCTGCCGTCGACCGTAGCCGCGAAACGCTCCTCGCCTTGCGCCACGAGCTGGAGGCGGGCGTTGGCAGGCCCCTCCTGGCCCATCTCGAAATTGAGGCTCTCAATCACCGTGCCGAGATGGCGGAAGAACACCGGCGTCGTCAGCTTCGGGTGGCCGATCTCGATCGTGTAGCTCGGGATGTCGTCGGCGCCGCTTTCCCAGACATGGGCATAGCCGCCACCGGTCAGCGTCGGGCCGGACACGCTCGCCGCCGATGCTGCAAGGCTGAAGCTGTTGCCAGTCGGGCCGGCCGTGTCGAACAGGATCACGAGCGTCTGGGTGCTCGTCGGCCGGGAATAGGTGCATTTGGCGATCTCTGCATCGGCCGAGGCGTTGAGATCGTCGACCAGCTGATCGACGGTCTGCGTCACGGTCGCCTGGATCTCGGTCTGGTTGCCCGAGGGCGTCCCCGCGACCAAAGTCCAGACCGTGCCGTTTAGCGTGATGGTGTCGCCGGGCGACGGGTTTGCCGCGAAGGCGATCGAGCCAGAGGCGTTCGTCGCCGCCGTCACGGGGTCGCCAAACAGGCCGGTCAGCCAGAAGCCGGTGCCGCGCAGATCGAACGGGATATCGATCTGCCCCTCATCGGTGATGAGGCCGCGATAGGGATCCTGCGCATTGCGTCCCCGCCCCAGCAGCGGGTCGTCCCCGAGCGGCTGCGCCGAAGAGAGATCGGTCGATTTGAAGTCGAGGCTTCGATAGCCGGCGAGCGGAGCCACCCCGTAGCTCGCCTCGCGGCAAGCCTTCAGCGTGGCGTCCGCGCCGTAAGCGCGCACCTTGGGCATGGATGGCTCCTATTTCCAGGTTCAGGCAGTGAGCGGATCGCTCACCAGATATTCGACGATGACGACGAGCCGGGCGGTGAGGATCGGGGCTGCACCCTCGATGGCGAGCGCCCCGGTCTCGGGCGCCGACGGCGTCAGATTCTCGGCGAGTCCGCCGAGGGAGGGATCGATTCTGAGCGCCATTCCGATCGATCCGAGCAGCATGTCGAGCGCCGCTTCGCCTCCGCCCGTCGGATCGCGGGGCACATAGACCTCGATCTCGACACGGTGGGCGTAGAACTCCGTGCGCGGATTGAGCGTCACGTCCGGCTCTCCCGGATCGCCGTCGCGCAGGATGACGAGACCGGATGCCGGCACCTTCTCGGGCAGCACTTCATTGCGACGCACGTTCGCGTCCAACGTGTTGTCGAGCGCCTGGAAGAGGGCGCCGAGGATGGCTTCACGACGGCTGGACACTGGTTTTCCTCAGGCTTGAGGGCAATGCAGGTGATCGCTCCGCACGCGGTGCGGCGCGCACATGCACCGGGATGCGAAGAAGGCGAAGACGGGGCTACCGCCCGTCGACCCAGTTGCGGACGACCAGGCCGGGCAGCCGCTCCTGCCAACTGTTAGCGGCGGAGGCGACATCGAGCCGCTTCCTGAATGTGACCTGCGGCACCAGAATGAAGATCGGCACGGTCACCAAGCCGCGCCCGCTGCGCACAGCGGCGGCACTGGCTCTGGCGTATCCGCCTCGCTTCCCCGTCCGCGCGCGCATGTTGTCGGCGACGAGCAGAGACGCAGCGTTGCGCCGGTAGACGAAGCGCAGCCGCTGCCCGGTCCGCCGTTCCCATCCACCGGGCGTAATCTTGCGGCCACCGTCGCCAAAGCGTCCGGCGGCAGCGGTCGGAATGGCCAGGAAGAAACCCTTGGTCGACCGGATGGTGGCGCCGTCTTCGTAAATGCGAATGATGCCCGGCGCTTTCGACCAGACGAGTCCCGCCGCCCGGATGCTGTTCTGGCCCTTGGGGAAGGTCTCGGACCGCCAGGTGCGCGCCAGCCGAGGGCCGAGCCCCGCATTGGTGACCTGCGTTCTGAGCTCGGTCTTGAGTCCCTCCGCCGCCTCACCGACACCGGCCGTGACAGCCTTTTCGGCCGCCTTGACCTCCTCGGCCATGATGCGGCCGAGGTCGCCGATGATTTGCGCCGACAGTCTCATGCTTTCCTCAGCTCCGCCGTCCAGACGAGACGCTCGCTATCGCGCACTGGCTCGCCTTGCACCACGAAGGTCTCGCCGCCGATCTCGAAACCATCGCCCTCTGCGAGTTCCGGCGTCTCGACCGTGCGCACCTCGATCACGGTGGTAGCGGCGAGCAAACGCGTCTCGCCGAAGCCTCCGATCCGATCCGGCTGGCGCAGAACGATCCGCACCGTCACCGGTGCGCTCGTGCCGCCCGCCCGCCAGACGGCATCCCGCGCGAGGTTTGGGTCGGCGAAGAGGTCGTCGATCGCCTCCGCGAAGATGCTCATGCTCAGTTGCTGGAGAAGATGCGCACGGCGAGACGCGGACGCTTGTTGATCGGCAGGATCGAGGCCTCGGTCTTGACCTCGATGGCGCTGCCGTCGGGTCGGGCGATCTGCCGCGCGTAAATCGGCAGGCCCACCGTGTTGACCGTCTCGATCAGGTTGGCCGGGGCGCCGTGGGTGACGAAGGTGTCGAGCGTGCCGAGCGGGAAGGCGATGCCCTCGCCGGAGGGGATCAGCGTTTCCGTTGCGCCGGTCGAGAGCGTGACGGTGGCATTGTACTCTTCGAACAGGATGCCGGCGAAGGGAAAGCGCCGGCGGGTGTCCTCGCGCAGCGGCTGCGCCCCGGTCGAGGAAAAGTACTTGTAGGCCTCCTCGACCTTGGGGTGACCGATCAGCTTGTCGAAGAACTCGGGGCTCACCATCGCCAGCACACCGGTCATGGTCTCCCCCTTGAGCTCGGTCTCGACCTTGCGCAGCACGTCGCGCACCTTGCCCTGGACCTGCGTGCCGGCGGTGCCGAGCACGAAGTCGGTCTCCAGCTGCGCCAGACCGAACTCGGTGAAGTAGTTGTAGAGCGTGGTGCCGGCGCCGTCCTTGACGATGCCGCGCAGCGCATTGACCTCCATGTACTCGCGGGTCTGGGCGTGCTTGACCCGCATGCGGGTGAGCTTGCGCTCCATGACGGTGGCGAGCGGGTCGGCGGCATCGGCGACGCCGAAACCGCGCACGCCCTGGATGTCCTGGGGCGTGATCACGTCGTCGTGGGGAATCCACGGCACCGTGAAGGAGCGCATGGAGCGCGTGTCGCGGTTGGCGACGGTGGCGGGACCGCCGAGCGGCACGGTCGGCAGGAGGTTCAGCACGCCTTCCGCCTGCTCGATGACGACGGAGCGCTGTGTGACGCCCTCGAAGCGGAACAGGCCCATCTGCCCGAGCCGGGTGTAGATATTGGGCAGGATGTTGATGGCCTGGGTCATCTCGGCGAGCGAGTAGCCGCCCGCGTCGAACGGGTTGATCATGGCGACCATGATGTCGGGTCTCCTTGGGATGGAACGGGCATGAAAAAGGCCACGAAGGCGGACGCCTCGGAGCCGGTGACGGATTGGATCTGACGAGCGCGGATCAGGCGGTGTCGCGCGGCACGATGCCGGCAGAGCTCAACTCGGCGTGCTTGACGGCCGTCTTGGCCGCGTCATCGACGGAGGCGTCGAAGACGAGCGCCGCCTTGGAGACGATCGCCGGACCGCGGGCAACCACGAGGCCGGTCCTGTCGCCGGCCGTCGCGTCGACCGCCTCGATCAGGACGGCCGTTGCGACCTCTGCACCCTCATCTCCGACGACCTCGGCGTCCGGCGACAGGCGGTACTTGCCCGAGGCGGTGATCCGGCCGAGGACGGATCCGAGCGCGTAGTTCGTGCCAGCCTTGAGGGTCACAGCCTCGCGGCAGTAGCTCGCGTTGAGCTCGTATTTGAGCAGGTCGCCGAGGGTCGGCGACATGGTGAGAACGGTCATGATGATCCTCCTTGTCGTCAGCTGCGGTTGGCCGAGGCGCGCTCACGCGCACGACGCACAATGGGGCTTTCGCCGCCGTTCGAGGCCGGCGAGCCGGCCGGTGACGGCCCCACGGCGACCACAGAGCTCGCCTCGGCGCGTGCCGCGAGGGCATCGAGGATGGAGGTTCGCAGCGCGTGCGGCGCCACCCCTTTCGCCATGGCGTCGGCGGCGTCGATGGCGACCCCCAGCCGGGCGCCTTGGGCGGCGATGGCGGCGATCTCCGCATATTCGGCGCGCAGCCGCTCGGCCGTTTGATCCGTCTGCGCCTCCGTCGCCTCCGGCGGCGCGGCGGGCGCCGCTGGTTGCGGCGTTCCGAGAGTTTCCGGATCGGACGCGTTCGTCTCCTCGACAGCCGCGTCTTCGGCAGCCGGGTTGAGGTCGGATTCTACTGTCATTGCGGTCTTTCTCCTTGAAGGTTGATGAGCGCGGGCGCGTTGCGATGCGCCCATGATGAGGCGTGGCGGGTCCAGCGCCCGGGCGAGATCCACAAGAGCGAGATCGACAGTGCCGAGCTTGTCGGCCAGGCTGGCGTCTATGCCGCGCTGACCCCGATAGATCGCGGCTTCGGTGGCGCGCACGGCGTCGGGACTCATGTTCCGATTGCGCGCCACCAGGGTGACGAGGTCGGCATGGAGCGCGTCGACATCCGCCTGGATCGCCAACAACGCCGTATCCGAGAGCGGCTCGTGGGCATTGCCCTCGATCTTGCGATCGCCCGCGTGAACGAGCGTCCATTTGAGGCCAGCCATGACGTCGGCGACGCTCTCGTCGACATGGATGGCCACGACGCCGATGGATCCGACCTCCGCCGTCCGGGTGACGTAGAGGCGGTCCGCCACGCTGGCGATGGCAAAGGCAGCCGACAGCGCGCTTTCGCTCGCGACAGCCCAGAGCGGCTTCTGCGCGGCTTCGCGCAACGACACGAGGCGATCGACCAGGTCGAAGAGACCGCCGACCTCGCCGCCCGGCGAGTCGATCTCCAACAACACGGCCCGCACAGAAGGATCGGCCAGCGCGGCTTCCACGGCGGAGGCGATCTCGCCATAGTCGCTGGCGCCCAGAAGACTGGTGAGCCAGTCGCCACGCGTCACCAACGGTCCGAGGATCGGCACCACGGCGATGCCGGGACCGGTAACGGAATGGCTCGCCACCGGCGGCGCATCGCGGGCCGGAAGCATGGCCGGCCGTGTATCGAGCATTGGGCCGGCGGCGAGCAGGCCGTCGAGCGCCCGCGGGGCGATCGCCAAGGGCCGGCCGCCGAGCCGGGTGAGCAGCGGATTCAATCGCGTCATGGAAACCTCAGTCGGCGGCGACTTTCGCCTGGTTGTCCGCTGGTGCTGCCTGAGCATCGTTCAGCAGCGTGGGGTCGGAGGATGCGCTGCCGAAGGAGAGGCCAAGCTGACGCTCTCGCGCACGGTCCGCAGCAATCTCGGCATCGACCTGATCGGCGTCATAGCCGCGCTCGGCGAGCGCCTGCGTCCGGCTCTTCAGCCCGGCCTCGATCTGTTCGATCTCGGCGCGGGCGTCCTTCAGCGGATCGACCCAGTCCCATTTGGGCGGCAGCCAGGAACAGCCGAGATAAACGCGCCTCTGCTGTTCGTAATCGGGCAAGGCAATCGCGCCCGCCATGACCGCCGTATCGAGCCATCGCGCCCAGACCCGTCGACAGATTTGCCAGACCATGACCGAGTGCTGGTAGGCCTCGATGCGGCGGCGGAACTCGAGGAGCGCGAGCCGCGAGTTCGAGTAGTTTGCCTTCAGCATGTCATTCGACAGATACGCATACGGGATGCCGAGCGCCGCCGAGACCTGCAGCAACGTGCGGTACTGGAACGGCTCGTAGGTCTGGCCGACATCGGCAGGCGCCGAGGTCTGCACTTCCTCGCCCGGCTCCAGCATGACGATCTGGCCGGGCTGCAGGTCCATCGTTCTTTCGCCACCTTCGTCACTCTCGGCAATGTCGAAGGGCTCCGCCGGCGCCGGCGTGGTGATGAAGAGCGCATGCATCGCCGCGACCTTCTTCCGGTCGAGCTCGGCATCGTCGTACTGATCGAGCAGGAACAGCTTCACGATGCCCGGCGCAAAGCGGGAAATCCCGCGCAACTGCCCAGCATCGACCGGATCGATGACGTGGATGACCTCGGCCGCCGGCACCCGCACGGTCTCGCCGGCGAGCCCTGGATCGGTCACGTCACCCGGATGGCGGCGCAGGAAGTGGTAGGCGACGCGCCTGCCGATCCGGTCGAACTCGATGCCCTGACGGACGACATTGCCGCCGGGAAGCTGCTCGTTGCGGCTGAGCGGCAGCATCTCGGAGGGGATCATCTGCAGCTGCAGCGGCACCATGAGCCCGTCCTCGGGCCGGCGCGGACGGAAGCGGAAGAACACTTCGCCGGCGATGAATACCTCGCGCGCGGCGCGCCGCTGCTGGCCATAGAAATCGGTGAACCCCTCGGCGTCGCTGTCGTCGGTCCAGTCGAGCCAGAGGCGCTGCACGCGCGCCTTGAGTTCGGCATCGGCGATCAGGGACGACGGCTTGATGCCGTCGCCCACCACATTGCCGGCCCAACTCTCGATGGCGTTCGCCGCATAGCCGTTGTTGCGGACCAGCCATCGGGCGCGCGCGGTGATGTCGGCGCCGGCGGCGGCGATCAGCGTGTTGAGATGCGCCCGGCTCGGTTGGAAGTGCCGCAGCCTTCGGCTTGCCTGTCCCGCTTCAAAGCCGCCCACCAGAGCGCCGATGCGGCGGCGCCACCGTGTGATCGATTCCAGCACGAGTCAGAGCCCCTTGCTTGCCGTCGTGCGAACGATGCGACGGCGCGCGCCGGTTTGCTCCTCGGCGATCCGCCGTTCGAGGTCGCCGAGGGCGGCCGCCATTTCGGCATCGCTCGCATAGGTGATGCGGCGCCCCTCGACCTCGACGGTGCGCACGCCGCGCCATCGGGCGGCGAGCAGCGCATCGCGGCGCGCGATCATGTCCTCAAGCGTCATGGTCTTGGTCTCAACTCAGATAGCTGGGCGTGAACACCCGTCGGCCGCGCCGGGCAGGCGCTCGTCGCACCAGACCCGCGGAGGCGATCTCTGGCGTGCCGGGGTGAGAATCCGCGGTCTCTGGCGCCGCCGTGTCGCGCGGATCGAACGAGCCGACCTGGCGTTCGAGGTCGCGCCATTTCTCCTCGCCCCAGCGGTCCGCGCCCGCAATCCAGGCGGCAGCGCGGGCATAGACCCGGCAATCCAGCGCCTCGTTGCGCTCGCGCAGCTTCTGCCATTCGAGCCGGGCAAAGCCGCGCCTGGTCTTCACCGTCACCAGCTGCTCGGCGACGAACTGCTTGCACCACTCGCTGTCGGCCCAGGCCGGCAGGTGGATGGTCCCTGCGGGAAAGCGCGCGCCTCCGGCACGCGCCTCGTCGGTCGGTCGTTCGAGCCGGAGGTGGCGATAGGTCTCGGCCTTGAAGGTCGACACCGCGACGGTCCAGAGCCGCGCGCCGCGCCGCAGGCGTTTGCCGCCCTCGGTCGCGTCGACGAAAGTCGGGCCCGACACCGGGCTCGAGCGGTTGAACCCCTCGACGCCCTTGACCGGCGAGACCTGTGCGAAGCCTTGCGCCCGCGACCAGGAATAGACCGCCGGGGCCTCGTAGCCGGTGTCGATCGCAAGCCGCGCGATCCTGAGATGCGCGCCGCGTTCGTGCGGCCAGCTTCGATCCAGCAGCGCCGTCAGCTCCGACCAGGCGTCGTGCCGATCCGGCCCGCCCTCGATCACGACGTGATCGACGAGCCAGCNNTCNAGACCGCGCCCCCAGGCCCAGACATCGACCTCGATCCGGTCCTTCTGCACGTCGGCCCCGGCGGTCAGGAACAGCCCGCCCGCNGGAACGGTGCCGGATGTCCAGCGNTCGCGCCGGTCATAGAGCCGCTGCCAGTCNGGGGCTTCNCCNGTCTCGACCCAAGTCTCGCCGAGGATCGTGTTGCGGAACGCCTTGATCGCCTCNTCCGANCCNTGNGCCGCGTCCCATGCCCTCACGATCCGCTCCCAGCTCAGCCAGCCGATCGGCGAATAGAGCGCCGAGAGATGGTACCCGAC